TGGTCGGTTCTTTCACTCGCTCACGTTCCATCCCGTCCCAGGTCATGCCTCTGTGCCTCCAGTTTTCTCATAGCCCTTCTTGAGCTTGGCTTGAACCAGGCTGTTGAATTTCTTGTCAGCCTCGCGCAATGACATGTTGATGCCATACACCTTGTCTTGCGTCGCTTTGCCCGTTCTGCCGAATTCCGCCAAGAGCCTGATCTTGTGGTCGCCCACCTTGTACTGCGTCAGGGTGTAGACCTTGTCGCTGTGGGTGACTTGGCCATTTTTCTTGTTCGTTGTTTCGCCCAGAAAGCGGAGGTGGATCTGTTTCCTGATGCCGTCCTCAGCCACGGCCCCAATGTGCTCTTGGGCCGCTTTGGCTCGTGTAGCCAACTCTGCTTGGACCGCATCTTTGGCATTCGGCACCAAGCTGCCATCCTCCAACATCGCTTGCATGTCTTCCAACTTCATGACGCCACCGGATCCATGTCGCGCTCATCTCTGAACCCGAGCCATACGGGGCAACGCGGCTTGTCCTTCACGCCGTGCGGCTGGTATTTGTACTTGATGATCTTGTTGATGTAGTCATCTCGGTTGTCCCAGATCTCCTGGCGCAGCGCTAGGGTCAACCCCTGGCCCGTCCCGCATTTGAACTCAACGCCTGTCTTCAGGTCACGGACCAAGAACTTGCCGAGCGTGTTGGCTGGGACCTTGCCAGCCTTGTGCGTGGAGCGCTTCGTGCGACCGAAATTGTCCTTGGTGGCGACGTTCTGGTTGCTCAACATCTCGACAAATCCCAACACCTCTGCTTCGCTGTCCAGGAAGATCTTGAGCTTCAGCAGGTAGCCCTCGTTGACCGTTGAACGACCACACTTGTATGGGCCGTTGGGGATGCGTAGCATGACGCCCTCGTGGCCTTCAGCCAACACCTTGGCCTCGTATGCTCGCAACTCTTCAACGTTGTGTACGACCTGGAAGGGCAGAGGCCTGATGTACTTGGTCTGTTCCGGCGTGGCCGTCTTGAACCATTCCACCATCGCTTCCAAGCGCTCCACATACGGCTTGGCCAGGTCGCCATCGGGCACGAAGTCAAACATGCAAAACACGAAGTCAGGCTTGAACGCTTGAGTCATGATGGCTGATGTGGTCTTTTGGAAATTGGCGTCAGCGAATAGCTCGCCATCAGCGCCGACAGGCAGGAGCCGTTCCATGGTCTCACGGATGTGGTCGTTGGGAACGGGCAAGAAGGATCGAGTGAGGATGCGACCGTCAGGGTTGAGGCACCGGATGCCATCGACCTTGGGCGTGGCCACCATCGGGAAGGGCAGCGCGTTCACGTCTTCAATTTTCTCTGCGAGCATCGGTTTGGTGATTGACATGGTGTTCTCTCCTTTGGATTTGATCGTGTAAGCGCTGAACTACCAGGTGCAGCTGATGATGGTCTCGTCATCTGGGTGCTCGTAATCACGGCCAACGCGTGAAAATCCCTTCATGTTCAGATCGTCCTCAACGCTCTTGGCTTGCTCGATGCTGGGGCACTGGATGAACACCCGCATGTCGTTTTCCACGTTGGTGAGGTGGCTGCGCTCGCCAAATGTCTCTGCGTGGTCGTTCAGAATCTCGATGACGGTGTTGATGTTGTTTGCTAGATTAAACATGATGATGTGTCCTTTTCCTTTTCGCTTGCCCAACTTCTAAATCCTAACCCCAATCGGGGTGGAAGGCAAGAACTATTTTGCCCAAATACAAAGATAATTTCCATGTAAGTATGATTGTTCTACGCCAGGACGGCGGACAATCTTGGCACTACTCGATCTTGGTGATGCCAAATAGCTCGGTCAGCTTGTACTCGTCAATCAATTGATTGGCAATCGACTTGTTGCCAATTTCTTGGGCCATCACGGTCAACGTGAGCCCTATCATACTATGAGCATACGCACCATTCCCGCCCAAGGTCTGACGAATTCTGGCACGCGCCTTCGTGACCGCCTCGTGCTCTTCAGGCGGGCAGGCACACTCGACCTTTCCACACCCAGCGCATAATGGCCTTTGTGGCTTTGACTTGGCCTTGCGCTTGCCCTTTGGCACTTTCTGGGGTGTGGCCTCTGACTGGTTGGCACCGAATAGCTCGCACTTGGCATTGCGACAATAGGCATAGGGCATCGCCGGTGAAGGCGACTTGTTGGCGTGCTCGGCATGCTTCCCCATCCATTTGTACATGGCTTTGCCACATACGCAACGCGGGTGAGCGCTGTGCTTCGTCATCGTTTGTTTGCCCATGGCACTGCTCCTAGAATTTGTCCAACTTCCCTAGCATAACCCCATAAGCGCATGAAGGCAAGGACAAACTTTGCCCAGGATCAACCGATGTCTATCTTGACCACTCTGTCCAAAGGCACTGTGTCGCTTGGGTCGCCATTCAACTCCACCTCGGTGGGCAGCAACTCTTCAACGCCGTTGTACAGAAACTTGCGTGTGCGATAGCCTGAGATCCTGCCCTCTCTGATCACACCGTCTGTCGTTTCCATCCTGACGAACTTGTCGGTTGAGTTCACCAAATCGTCAATCCATTTCCCCATCTGTGTCATCTGCGGCCTCCTTTTCAAATTCAAAGCATTCTCTGCTACAAAATTTCTTGCTGTTTGGGACGTCAGCCTTGCATCGCTCACAACTGCCAATCCTGAAGTGGGTTATCACCCCAGCTTTGACCAGTTCTTTGAAATGCGAATTCTCAGACCTCGTCATGTATTCGACGTCAGGATTGAACTTCCACCCAAAAGTTTGCTTCAACCCAAACACTATCGCTCCGACTCGCCTTCAACATGACGCTTGTACTCTATGGTGGGTTTCACCTTGAGGTGTGTCATTTTGATCCCGAGCTGCACCGCTGCCATCATCGCCCACTGGCTCTGATCACCCTCGTGAGTTGGGTCCTTGTAGGGATCGCTGTACACAACGTGGGCAATTCTAGCGTTAATGATCAAGCCCATACAGCCCCTACAAGGACTGGCGGTGGTGTAAATCGTCGTGCCTGCGGTGCCTGCCTTGCCAAGTCCCGCTTGGATGATCGCGTTGGCCTCTGCGTGAATACAGCGGATGCAATGTCCGTGCCCCATCTCGCAACCTACATCCAAGCAATGTTCCAAGCCTTCTGGAGCGCCGTTGTAGCCGCTGGACACTATCTGGCTGCCCTTGATCAGCACCGCACCAACCTTCCTGCGTTGGCAAGTGGCCCGAGTGGACGCAGCCACGGCCATACCCATCCAATAGACATGTTTGCTTGGCCTATCCATCTTTCACCACCGTTCTGGATTTGTCTCCGACTCTGCCAACTGAACCCCAAAAGTTGGATGCCATCTCTTCACCGATGATGTTTGCCAACTTGGCCTTGTGTACGATTGCCATCCCGTTGACCCCTACAGTTTTGCCATCATCTTCCCTGCGAATATCATAGGAGCCTTTCCAATCAATCAGCCTCGCCCCAGCAATGATCACATGATCTCTGTAGTCCCCTTTTACCTTATTTGCCAACATCAAGTCACGAATTACTTTGGCATTGGCGGTGGGCATGTGTTCAGCATCACGCTTCTGTTTCTTATGGGCAGCTGCCTGCTTCTTTGCAGCGTCTGACTGCTTTGGCTTGCGCTTTGGCTTTGGCTTCTTGCTCATCGCTCCCCCATCGACATCAATTGCCGCAACTCCAGAGGTGCCAGCAGCGACTTGAACCTGTAAGCCATCAGCTGCTTCACCAGCATGCCCTGATTCCGCAACGGCGTGATCGGTTTCATTCCCGCGTCCAGTTGGATGGTGGTCAGCTTCTTGAACAATCGAATCGTGTCAGCGCTGTCTGCAACCAGCTTCTTGAAGCGCTCGGCAATGGGCCACTCGCTGCCCTCTTGTGCCGCTCTGATGATTTTCTCTACATCCCCAAGGGAGTTTATGGCCGTGGCAGCGGTCTTGTCTCCTATGCCACGGATGCCGGGGATGTTGTCACTGTTATCTCCCGACAGCGCCTTCAGGTCAGCCAAGAGATCCGGGGTGACTCCGTGCTTGGCCTTCACAGCAGGAGCGTCATAGATCTTGTCTGGGCTGCGGCGGTAGCCTGGTGACACTGCTAGGATGTTGTCCGTCACGAGTTGTCGCAGGTCGCTGTCACCCGAGTAGATGATCACACGCTTGCCTTTGTTTGCCATCGTGGTGGCAACTCTGCCGATGACGTCATCAGCTTCACACCCGTCGCCATAATATTGACGCACGCCTATCGCCCGCAGCATTGCCTTCAAGCGCAGCTCTTGGACGTTCATGTCATCTATGATCTCTTGTCTGTCGTGGTCAGGCGTTTCCTTTTTCTTGTACTCTGGATACAAATCGAATCTGAAGTTGCCAGACCCCTCCCAAGCAACTACAACACCACCGCCGTACCTTTGGTGGATCCTGAGTCCAACCGTCAAGAAGCCATACATGCCACCC